GCCAAGCAACCTTTCCAGTAGGAAACCCCCGCCACAATTTCAATATACGCTTAATTTTTACACAAATCAATAACAGGAGAAAGAAATGAGTAATGCGGAAAAGACTGAAAAAGAATTGATGTTAAAAGCCTTGGAATTGTTGCAGCAACTCCAAGGCTTAAGATTGCGTGAGGCGCATCAAGTGTTAGAGTTGATGAAAATTCAACTTAACGACTTACAATCCATAAACATTAACGACGACATTCTTCAGCAACGAGTTGAAGAATGGCAGAGCGTTGTTGATTGATTTCGCGCACGGCATCAAGGTAGCAGTTGGATGTAGTCCTGATGCCTTTTTGGAGTTTGTTCGCTTTGATTTTGTCGGCTAACAATAAGACTTGACTAACTAAAATATCCTCAAGCAATTGAGATTCATTTGACATAAATTTTCCTTTTTAAAAACGTGGCGATATTGCCACGCCATTATGTTACACCCAAGAGAGGTTTAGTAAAATGAACGGCATCAGCGTTGAAATTGATATGGCCGAACTGCAACAAATCATCGGTCAAGCGGTGGCGCAACTGAACCACCCGCAGTTATTGTTTAAACAGGTCGGTGAAACCTTAATTAAAATTCATCGCGACCGCTTTGCCCGACAAGTATCGCCTGACGGACAACCTTGGGCACCGCTGTCTGCTTGGTATCGAGACCAAAAGTCGCAAAATCAGGATAAAATCTTAACCCTGTGCGGGGATTTAAGCCAAACGCTCAGTTATAATACGACGCAAGACGGACTGGAATTCGGCTCAAATCGTGTCTATGCCGCCATCCATCAATTTGGCGGTACTATCCGCCCCCAAAATGCCAAGGCATTAAATGTTGGCGGACGTCCTGCCAAAAGCGTGACCATCCCCGCCCGTCCTTGGTTGGGTATAGGGTCAAATGACGAACGGGACATTATCAATACCGTTAAAGATCATCTCAAAATTGCATTAAGCCTCTAAAACGCGCATATAGCCGTTTTATTATTTCAGATGATGAGTTATTGCCCTAATCGGTTTTAGGGTGTTTATAAACGTTCATAAACGCCTTAAATCGCAAATCCTTATCCTTTTTTATCCGCCATCCATATTCCCTTTTAAAAAATAACATTCTAACGGTGTCTCAATTACCGCTCGGCGCTCTCTTGCCATAATGTGATCACAAATAAAGCAAGAGGCGCAAAATACATGAAACTTACCAAAATGCCGATTATGAAGGTCGGCACGCATACGGCAATGGACGGTCGTGACATTACGTTTACGGCGGAAATGTTAAACGAAATTGCAGATGTTTATGACGCCGCCTTGTCTGAGTCCCCGCTAGTTATCGGACACCCGACGCTTACCGCACCGGCTTACGGCTGGGTAAAAGAAGCCAGTTTTGAGGGAGATACCCTTTATGCACACGCAGGCGAGGTAGAGGCAGCATTTGCCGAAGCTGTCAATGAAGGGCGTTACAAAAAACGCAGTGCCTCTATTTTTTTACCGGACAGTCCGGGTAATCCGAAACCCGGTCATTATTATCTGAACCATGTCGGCTTTTTAGGAGCCGTACCACCCGCGGTAAAGGGGCTGGCTGATGTGAAATTTGCGGCAAATGACGGCAGCGCACATGCGGTACTTGATTTTGCCTTTGATGTCGATTCAACAATCAATCCAAATAAGGAGAATGCAATGGATAAAGACAAAGAGAAAGAGGCGGCTGAAAAAGCGGCTGCAGAGGCGGCGACAAAACGTGAGGCGGAAATCGCCGCACGCGAAGCAGCGTTGGCAACTCGTGAAGCAGAGGTGAAAAAAGCCGAAGCCGAACGAGCTAAAGTGGAAAAAGAAGCCGAAACCAAACAGGCAGTTGAATTTTGTGATCAGCTGATTAAGGCAGGAAAACTATTACCGGCGAAAAAAAATGGTTTGGTTGAAGTGTTGCTCACACTTGGTAAGCAACCGGTGTCGTTTTCGGACGGCAGCCAAACGGTACAGCAAAGTGCGGTCGATATTTTGAAAGAGGTACTTAACCAAAAACCGCTTGATTTTGCCGAAAAATCCGCGGATACGGGTGCGCAAGCAACAGACGGCGCGGTCAATTTTGCCGATGGGGCGTCTATTGCGCAAGCGGCAAGCCAATATCACGCCGAGCAAGCACAAAAGGGCATTCATATCTCAATGACGGATGCGGTCAATCACATTATGAAAGGAGCAAAACAATGACGCAAATACAAGGGCTAATCGTCGGCTACTCGACGGAAGGAGAAGTGAAAGGCTGTCATGTGGTTTGTCACGGTGAAGCAGTAGGTAGTGTAAAGCAAGCAACAGCCACCACCGATAAATTACTCGGTGTCTCCACCCGTGTTACCACCAATGCCACCGAACATACCGATGTGGTGCGCTCAGGGCTTGCTGTTGTCACTTATGGCGGCACGATAAAGCGTGGCGACCCGTTAACGACGGATGCGCAAGGACGAGCCGTTAAAGCCACAAGCGGCAATATTATTCTCGGTTTTGCCGAAGAAGACGGCGAAACCGATGAAGTCGGCAGTGTCTTTTTAATGCCGGGTATTTCTGCCGCTTAAAGTGCGGTCGACTTTAAGTCCAAAAATGAAATGCTGTTACACAGAGAGAAATAAGTAAGGATGTGAAATGAGTAAAGCTAATTTTCCTATCAACCCGGTATTAACCGGGATCGTGATTGCCTATCGTAATCGTCGCATGATTGCAGATAGTGTATTGCCGCGTGCCGTGGTTGGGGCGCAAGAGTTTAAATATTGGAAATACGATTTAGGGCAGTCTTTTACCGTGCCGAAAACCCAAGTAGGTCGAACCTCACGCCCGAATCAGGTGGAATTTAATGCGGAAGAATTAACCTCCGCCACCTTGGATTACGCACTGGATGCGCCAGTACCAGAGGCGGATATTAAAAATGCGCCGGCAAATTACGATCCGAAAGGACGTGCTGCAGAACAAACGGCAAACCTTATCGAATTAGATCGCGAATTGCGTGCTGCCAAATTGGTGTTTAATGCCGCATCTTACGGTTCGGGTTTAACCAAAACCTTAAGCGGTAACGACCAATGGACGCACGCGGACGGCAAACCGATTCATGTGATCACCGAAGCCTTAGACAGTGTCATTATGCGCCCGAATGTGATGGTACTCGGACGTAAAGCGGCGACCGCATTGCGAATGAACGCACAAATCATCAAAGCCTATAACGGCTCGTTGAGTGATTCGGGGTTGGTGCCGTTGGAATTTATCCGCGAATTGTTTGAGTTGGAAGAGATTTTAGTCGGTGAATCCTTGGTGAATACCGTTAATCAGGCGAAAAAGCCGGTATTGGCGCAAGCGTGGGGTAATCACTGTGCATTGATTTACCGTGATCGTCTTGCCGATACCCGTCACGGCACCACCTTTGGCTTAACCGCTCAATGGGGTAATCGCGAAGCCCGTGAAATTATCGACGAAGACATGGGTATGCGCGGTGGTTACCGTATCCGTGTGGGCGAGTCGGTCAAAGAATTGATCACCGCACCCGACTTAGGCTTTTTCTTAAAAGACGTGGCGGCATAATCCATGGCGGCATATATCCTGCTGGGTCAATTAGCCGAAAAGCCCGGTGCGGCGGAGCTTGCACAAGTGACGGCACAAATCGGCGAAATGCCGGTTGAAGCACAAACTTTAGATGCCGTGTTACGAGGCGAAGATACCGCTGACTTTGATCCCTTTGAGGTTGATAAGGCACTTGCTGCCGTTAAAAGGATTGATGAGGCGGTAAAGGATGCGGAGTTATTAATTGACGGTTATCTACGTCAGCGTGGATATAAACTTCCGTTTGAACGCGTCCCTCGTCTGTTGACCGTATGGACGCGAGCTATTGCTCGTTATTATTTGCATCAACATCTGATTACCGATGAGAAAAGCCCGATTTTGCGCGACTATAAAGATGCCTTAAAGCTCTTAATGTTAGTTGCAGAAGGTAAATTTTCACTTGGACTTGAAGATGAATTGGCGCAAACAGCGGGCTTGGCGAAGTTTAACGCGCCGCCACGGGTATTTACCCAACAGACCTTAAAGGATTATTAAGATGTTTAACGCCACTGCCCCGTTTGATTTGAAAATGGTAATTGACCGGCTTAAACCGTTAATGCCGGAGTATATCAAGCATTTAGGCTCAACGGCGGAATACAGTGCACTGGTCAATATCAGCCAGGCGGGATTGGCAACACCGGCCGTGTACGTTGTCCCTAACGCGGAAATTGCACACCAAGGCGATATGGCAACCCGTCAAATGGTAACGGTGAGCTTTTCGGTGATTGTGATTGTGCAGTCCTATCAGTACAGTCACACCAATCCGCAATTAAATATCACCAATCCGATTATTGCCCAAATTCGTGAGCAATTAATGGGGTGGGTACCACCGATTAAAGGAGCGAAAGAAACCTTTTTTGTGCGCGGTGAAATCTTAAATTATACCAACAGCTATTTGGTCTGGATGGAGACCTATCAGACCAAGATGATTATGGGGAAAACCAAACAATGAAAAAAGTGCAATTATTAACCACGCACGAACATCGCGGTGTAGTCCATGCTGCCGGAAGTGTGCTGGAGGTTGCTGATGCCGATGCGGAGTTTATCACCGCCCGTCAACTTGGTGTGTTGTTAGAAGCAGAAAAGGCCGATGAGTACAACAAGAGCAACGGGAAAAGCAAAGGCAAACCCACTGAAAGTGCGGTTGAAAAAAACGAAGAAATGGCCGCGGGTGAACCTGTCGGCGATAGCGCGGAAATATCCGCGGCAACGCAAGGAGAATAATAAATGGCAAGAGTTGAAACCTATAGCTACGGTCAGGGGCGGGTGTATTTAGCAAGCCGTACACCGGAAGGCGTAGTCGGCGCGCAACGCTGGATTGGTGATGTGTCGGCAATTAGCGTGAAATTTACCGTAGACGATTTTTCGCATAAAGAATCTTACAGTGGCCAGCGTTTGGAGGTGCGTAAAATTATTACATCACGCGAAGGCGAAGTGTCTATGACGCTGCACGAATTCAGCCGCGAAAACTTAGCCCTTGCTTTATTGGGAACGGACAGCGAAATTCAGGCCGGCACAGTTACAGGTGAGGCGTTACCAAGCGAAATTAAAGCCGGTGATCGTATCGCGCTGAAATACCCGAATGTCAGCAACGTGGTGATTAACAGCCTTACAGCAAACACCGACTATATCGTCGATGAAACCTTTGGGGCGATTGAGTTTTTGAAACCACAAACAAGTTTTACCCAAACCGTCTCTTACTCCCACGGCAAAGTGGATAACGTGGCGATGATGACCGTAAACTCCACCGACTTATTCCTGCGTTTCGAGGGTGTAAACCTAGCGGAAGACAACGAATGGAATTTGGTCGAGTTGTACAAGGTCAACTTTAACCCGACCGAAACCTTGGATTTAATCAACAACGAAGATTCTCTCGGCTCCTTGCCTTTAACGGGCAAGGTGTTGGCGGATACCTCTAAAGTCGGGGATAAACAGTTAGGTCGCTTCGGGCGCACCATGCGAATTAAAAAATAAGGGTTAAACCATGACGCAACAGGATACGGCGGCAGTCGCCGATAACAGCTTGGCTATCCTTTATCCCAACCAAACGCTCACCCTTGGCGGTGAGCAAATAGAGCTAAAGGAATACACCTTAAAGCAACAGTTACAATATCGGACTCGCTTTATGCCGTTTATCGGCACGTTACGCGCCAACCTCAGTGAAGCGCAGGCACATGGAGAGTTTGACTTGGACGCGCTATTAGGCTGTGTGGCCGAGCATTACGATGATGTGTTGTTTTTAGTG